GATTCAGCTGCAGTTATTGCAGAACAGACTGCACCGTCTACCGGATCAGCAAAAACATGGACAAAACAGTCTATGGATATCAAGATGATCAAGGACTTCACAAAGGTCTCAAGATCAGCACTTGAGGATTTCGAGTATATCACTTCGGAGGTCAATGATCTGATGACCAATGGCATACCTCGTGAGCGTGAGGCAGAATTGCTTTCAGGAGCAGGGACGGGAACGCATCTCAAAGGTATTGACGAATATTACAAGACATTTGCCAAGCCTGCCAATTTCAACAAGGTTCCAAGCGCCAATGAAGGCGATGTGCTGGCTGCGGCTGTTCTCCAAGTTATGAATGGTAATACCAGCGATATCGAGAAAAAGGGTTATATGCCAAATATCGTCATGCTTAATCCTGGTGACAGTGTGAATATGAGGCTGCTTAAGAATGCCAATTATAGCTACCTTCAACATCCACTGCTTTCACCTAACGGGGATCTGTTCAAGGGCGTGAAGATTGTTGAAAGCCTTGATCTCGCTGCCGGGCAGTTTATTGTCGGCGATTTCTCAAGAGCAAAGGCTTATATAAAGAGAAACATGAACATTTCGTTTCATTACGAGAACGAGAATGATGTTCTGGCTGACCTTGTTCTTGTACTTGCAAGTATGAGAATAGCAGGGTTGAAAGTCACCGCTGCCGATGCTTACGCATTTGTGGGAGGTACATTTGCTGCAGGAAAAACACTCATTGAAGAAATAGCAGGTTAAGAAAGGAGGAAATGATGAAAAGATTAATTAGTATAATATTCGTATTTGCATTTTTCGGTGCAATGGTCTTCTCCCAGCCTACCCATAGGGATGCCGATAGCAAGGTGCTAAAAGCTGGCCAATTCTTCTACGAGTACACCGGAGTAGCTGCCGATACTTGCGGCACGGAACAGGATAGCGTGATCTTTGAGGTATTAAGTAACAAGCCAATGCCTCTCAATGTGGCGGTAAGGGTAGAGAGTACCCGCACAGGAACCACAGATGATTACGAGATCAGGCTTCAGGGTAAGGTATTTGAAAATGATACCTATGCTTCTCTAATTGACTCAACGGCGCAGACAGCTGACCTTAGTTTATACCATCCCGACGTGGAGGTAGATGTGACACAGGCGGCTTCCGTGACACCATTCTACCGGTATTTTCGTGTAGTTGTGGCGAATGACGGGACATGCGCTGTCACAGATAAGCTGACTATTGATGCAGTGATCTGGAAATTTTGGGAGCGTAAATAATCAACCAAAAGGGAGGGCGGGCGAGCTCCCGCTCACCTTTTTAAAAATTAAAATTATGACACGATTTGTAGAAGTTATACTAAAAGGCGGAAAGAAAATAACTGTTTCCGAACAAGAAATTCCCGGACTGCGTGAAGCAGGACTGCTGAAAGAAGATAAGCAGAAAAGCGAGACAAAAGAATTTAAGGTAGTTGGTAAGACGAAACAGAGTTATATACGTACTGCCAAGGAAATACAGGAAGCCAATGAAAATATGACTCCTTCAAAAAGGAGACCTGTTAATATCGGGTCACATAGCATTAAGGGGGCAAGACCGAAGAAAACATGAATACCAGGATAAAGACAGATACGACAAGCGAAGTACTGGAATTTGACGAGGTAGCTAACTTCATCAAGTTCGAGGATAAGGCCGCTAACAGTGACGAGGTTAATTTGATCTATCACATGATAAAAGCCGTGCGTGTTCATTTTGAGAATCGTACCGGCCGTTCATTTAACGAAAAGACCTATGAGACATTTTTCCGTGAAGCGGATGCGCCTTTCGTCCTTCCCATATCGCCTGTTATATCTGTTGATACCGTTGAACTGGTTGACCATGAGGGGACAAAGACAGAACTGACCCTTAACACGGAATATAATAAACGTGGCCTTTATGACATTGAGATAATACCATTTTCAATATCCGGGACAAGGAACCCCCTGATAGGGTTCGGAGGTTATTATGATTTGCTGGTTACTTATAAAGCCGGTTACGGCCATACCGATACCGAAACATTACCCTTTGATCTAAAACAGGCCATGATGAGACAGGTAATCCAGTGGTATGAAAACAGGGATGATTTCCGGGAGCTTAATATACTACCCGGCATTGATAAAATAATCAGTAAATACCGAAAACTGTTTATATGAGCCGGTTGTCGAAATATAATAAAAGAATAACTGTTCAGCATTCCACACAAACAAAAGGAGAGACAGGGGGGCTTTTAAATGTATGGACGGATTTATTCACCTGTTGGGCAAAAGTAGTTCCTGCGTCAAGGTCAAAAAGATTGCTTTATGGCGAAATTGTTTATAACGAAATGTATGAAGTCGAGATGCAGAAGAGGGTGACAAATATTGATGCTGATTGCAGGATCGTTTATGGCGGCAATGCATACCAGATTCTCTCTTTTACTATTGATGATGTGGTTAATGTTGATATGATACGATGATAGAGCTTACCATTATAGATAAAGACTTCAAGAACAAGATGGAACAGTTTATCCGCAAAAGCGATAAGGACTTTAAGAGAGTTGTGCTTGACTCAACTAATCATCTGGCAAAAAGAGCAAAGTTAAATATCCGTAATCAAATTATGGGGTCAAAAGTAAAGAGCGGGAACCTTATACGTGGCATTCAGTCGTCAATATTCAATAATGGACTCACTGGCGAAGTGACAAGTAAAGCGAGTTATTCCGAGGCTGTTGAGAATGGGACCCGTCCGCATGGGATAAGTATAAGAAATAAAAGGGTGCTGGCAGGACCATACCGGGGACGACCTACAGGATGGAATGTGAGTAAGGGAAGCAGGGCTATGGGTTTTGCCACCTATGGGAAAAAAGTACAGCATCCGGGGACAAAAGCAAGACCATTTATGTATCCTGCATTTAAGTTTGCCTGCCAGTATTTTGAAAAGCAAATCAAGGAGGCTTTAAAATAAAATTATTATCTTTATATCATGAAGATTTCAGGCATATATCAGATACAAAGCAGAATAAACCCGGGAAGGATTTATATTGGAAGTACTGTGGATATAAATAGAAGATGGAATACTCATTTAAGGGATTAAGAATAAAACAAGCATCATGAAAGCAAGGAACCCCATACAACAATTATTAAAAGCATATTATAATCTGCTTAATGGCAGTATCATATACGATGGCAGCGCAATAACTGTCGGGACAAAGATACCAAGAGGGCAGAGCAATTATATATATCTGTACGCTTCATCAGTCAGTAATATGTCAACAGGCGACGGGGTGATTTATAATATAACAATAACGATGCAGATAGTTTCATTACAGGAAGTTAATGAAGGCGATGAGACAATTATCAATTCATTGCTCGACCAGGTTCTTTCTTTTGTTGAAGACCCGGACAGTATTTTGATGGATGATTTTAAATGCCTGATGAACCGGGTTGAAAGCATGGAGCCTCTCGATTCAGATGACGAAGCAAATTTTATAGTAGGTAAAAAATTGAACATATTAAACTTTATAGAGCAAAATTAAATGAAAAAAATCACAATCTTTTTATCAATCGTAGCCATAACCTTAGTGTTAATGGCAACTACCAGTGTGCGCAATGCAAGGCTGGTAAGTAATCTTACAGTGACGGAGAATCTTGTCACACCAACGACATCTACATTCATAGAGATCAATGGCTTGAATGAGATTGTCAATTATCAGGATGGAGGCATAAGAAATGATGCTGATCATGTCTGGGCAGATACCGTTAAGGGTGACGGTACTATTGACCTGACAAGCCTTACAAATTCGCTGGGTGAATCTTTGACTTTATCCGGTGAAGTTGTTGTGGCTGTCAAGTTTAAATTACAGGATGATGCAGCAGCTACATGCACTATTTCACAGGGAGCCTCGAATCCTTATTTATTGCTTGGAGCGACATACTCGTTTCAACTGAAAGCTAATCAAAGCATATTGTTTAAGGCAGACACTGTGCTTCCGGTTGTTTCAGCAACGGCAAAGACTATAGACTATGATTCGAGTAATGACTCGACAGCACTATATGTGATAATATTAACAGCAGACGGATATCAGTAATAATTAGTATTAATTTAAAAATTAGAAATTATGGGAAAAATCCCTGGGTATAAGATAGTACTCCAATTTGACAGTAAGACACTTGTTGGCTATCGCAGTCATTCTATGGATGTAGAGGCCGATTTAGCAGATGCGACGACAGGCGCATCAACTGATCAGTGGAAAGAAGTTTATCCGATGTTTAAGGGTATGAAGTTTTCTGTTGCCGGTCTTTTTGACCCGACGGCAGGAGATCAATCAACCTTTGAAGATGCATATGATCTTCTTGCCGGCGGAACTCAGTTTACGGCAAAATATGGCAATACCGAAGTAGGAAGCAGGTATTATTCTGTGGCTTGCTATATAAATGCGGCACATATCGAAGGGCCACATGATGATCTTGCAAGTTATACCATAGACTGCACAGCTTCAGGAGTGCCGACACCGGGAGTGGTAGAAGCATAATGGAGAAATGGCGAGCGGAAATACGGCTGAAATTCAGAGGTATCTGGAAGATCAGTGTACGCTTTTCATACGAATGGAAAGCATGGCTGTTGGCTTATGATCTCTTTAATTGCTCACCGGAAGAGTTTTCAAAGCTCGACCTCGATAAGCAATTCACAGCAATAAGCTATGGAGCTGCTGCATGGGATCTGATGAAGAGAAAGAAAGGGGTCTTTTTCACTTATAACAATATGGTTCAGGCTCTTGAGCGTGCGAGTAAGGCAGATAATCAAAAGCTGGCAAAGGCGATGGAATATGCTCAGTTCCCGGAGTGGTTAAAAGCAGAAAAGGGGGATAAAAAAAAAGTGACATAACCATAGAGGACATCTATGATATGGCATTTTCGGAGTTGGGATTATCAGAAGATGAGTTCCATAGGATGACACC